ACCAGACATTTACACAACCCCCATCTTACCTTGATTATTCATGGCATTGTTTATGATTGATGTTATCAATCCTTTTCTTGATGCTAATAACTGATCAAAGCCAGCAGCATCAACTGTTGATATATTAAAGTTGACTGTAGTGCCACCCATTGCTTGACCTTTGGTATGATCTACAACTGTTTCATTGGGATGTAGTATAGCTGGGAATCCACCCTTACCATCTACACCACCAGTTCTAGCACCCATGCCTGTATATCCACCACCATCAAAGCTAAACTTTGAGAAAAATGATGAGAATGTTCCTTTGAGTGGACTTATTATCATCTCTTGTATAGCAATTCTTAAAAGTTGCTCAACCACATAATCAGCAAAATCCTTAAAGCCAGATTTTCCTGTTTTTAGGGTGTTGATTATTGAATCTTCAAATTTTTTCATTGATGTGGTTGCAGCTTTGCCTAATCTTTCTTCTATTGTTCCTAAAGAAGTTATATAACCATCTAAGGCTGCTTGTACTGCATTTTGTTCAGCACCTTCTTCCATATTAATTAAAGCTCTTATTCTTTTGCCAACTTTACCACTTAAATCCATAGCTTCTTTAAGCTGCTTACTTAACATCTCAATATTGGCATTTGGTTGACTCATTTGTTGCATGATTTCAGCCATTTTCTTTGATAATTGGCTCATTTTAATTTGCAATTCAGTTAGACTTTTGGTTGTTACTTCAAAATCTAATACACCAACCTTTTCTCCCATCTCCAGCAAAACACCTAAAGATGTAATAAGACTTTCTCTTATGGGATTGAGAATCTGCCTATTCAATTTATTCATAGTGTCATTGAACTTCTCGGCATTTCTTATGCTTTCTTCGCTAAATATACCAGTGGCTGCTTCAGCCATATCTTGCATTGCAGCAGTACCTTCTTTAGCCATAACTGTGTTTTTAACACCAGCTCTACCAAAAACATCTGAAAAATATGCTGCTTTTTTATTTGCTTCTGCAACGCTATCTGTGGCTCTAAAGAAATCCAAGAATAACTCTTCAGTGGTTTTCATTTTTCCATCTGATCGAGTCAACGAAACACCAAGAGCTTCCAAAGCCATTTTTGCTTCACCCACTCCAGTTGCAGCTTCACCAGTCATCTTGGCAAATACTGTCATAGACTTGTTAAACTCTTCTGTGCTTAGACCTGCTTGCTGTGCAACAAATTGGTATCTCTGTAAAAAATCTACGCTTACACCAATTGAATCAGCAGTCTTAGCAATAGCATCTGCAACCTCTAAAGACTCTTTTCCAAATTGTACAAGCTGTCTAACAGCAAAAACACCAGCAAAAGCACCAGCTAATTTTTTCATAGCTGACTGTGTACTGTTAATGTTTTTATTTACAGAATTAAATGCACCTTTGGTTTGATCCGATGCTTTAACTCTTAATTTATAATCAGTTGCCATTTTTTATTTGCCTATTCTTTTCTTCCAAGTATGCCATCCATCCTGTAAATTCGGATAAGGTCATCTTTTCCTCTAACTCCTGTAATGTGCAATGCAACATTTCAGCAAGATAGTATCTAGCAAATAAGTCCTTATCCTCTGTTACTTTTTTGCTTGTTCTTCTACGCTTGGAGTTGACATAATTTCTAATGCAACTCTTGCAAGAACATCTTTATCCACACTATGCATCATAGTGTGCTTGTCTGATAGATCAAAAACTTTCTCACCATCAGAATCTAAGGCTTTATATATTAAGCAATAAGCCATCAACGCCACATCATCATCTTTTGCAAGTTTCTGCAATTTAGACATTTCTGCTAATGTTAATGGCTTTGCATATATTTTAAGAACCTTCTCTCCATCACTCCACTCAGGTATTTCTATTTCTTTGATCTCTAAAGAATCAAAGTGAGCTTTAGCCTTATCTATTACGCTCATAGTTATACAGTGCTTTCTGTTAGAGCACCATTACCTTGAACTGAAATACTAGCTTCAACCAATCCATCAAATGAACCAGTTCTTGAAACACCAGTTACAATGGCTGAACCAGAGTAATAAGTATCACCAGCAGTATCGCCTTCAGGATAAACATTCAAAGTTACCTCTGATCCAATGCTTAAAGCACCTTGACCTGATGTATCAGTTTCATCCCAAAAAACATCCAAACTTCCTGAGAAGCTTGTTAATGATGGTTTATAAGTTCTAGCAGAATCACCCATTGAAGTATCTTCTAAAGTATCAGCAGATTCTTCGATTGAGTAAGACCTTATTTCAGCTACAGCATTTGAGCCAACCTTTACAGTTCCCTCGCTTCCTTTATGTGTTGCCATTTTCTACCTCGTCTTTCGACTTTTCTTTAGAAGAAGATTTAGGTTTATCTTTCGATGGGGCTGCTTCTTCTTTCCAACCCTTATTCAATAATGACTCAACCTTAGAAGGGTGAGCATCTATAGAAACTTTTCCGTCTGGACTAATCATTTTCATAATTATCTCCTTTAAACTGCTACGTCAGGAGCATTTTCCTTGACATAATAGTTAGTTAAAAATGTAAGTGAGACATAGCCCAATGGCTTTTCTCCCTCAGCGTTAAACTCTATCTCTGTGGATTCTAAATAAGTATCTTTAGCTAATCCATCAAGAGTTCTGTCAGCAGCTATTGCTGCTTCAACCTCTTTGCTTATTGTATCAATAGTATCGTCAAAGTTGCTAGTAGCTTTTGCATAACCTTCCACAACTACTGACAATTCTCTGCTCATAAGTCTTTGTGTTCCTATAACAATAGGCTCAGATGTTTCTGATTTTGTGTAAATGATTAATGCTGGCAAAGAAGCATTTTCTAATGGATAAACTCTGGATTCAAAAACATTAGAACCAGTAGTTGTTAATCCTGTTAGAGTTGTGCTAAATTTTTCTCTGATTTGTTGTCTAATATGATTTGCCATTATATTTCCTCAAGCATCAAAGCAGAGAAACCAGTTCTATCTGCTTGTATATTCACAACTGTATAATTTTGAGCTGCTTTTAATGTATTGCCATCAACATCTTTAATGGCTGCAACAGCTAGTGTATTTCCAAAAGATATATTTGGTACATCTATTGTTCTGCAATAAGCTATAGGCTTTAGTGCTTCCACGCCTATACCTTCTTCTTGTTCAACATATTCATTATTTAGAATAATCTTAATAGTAGAGTCAGTACCATTATTTGTATAAACAGCAGATACGCCATGACCATAGTCTATATCTAAATATGCAATCATATCTTCTTCTGTTTCCATGCGATATTGAGACATTATTCTTCCTCTAATACCAATGATACTAAACCTGTATTATCAGGCTCTACTGTTCTAACAACAAAAGAAGTCTCAGGCTTTAAAACACTACCACGATTAGTTGTAATTGCATTGACCACCAATCTATCTTCTTGTGATATATAAGGAGCATCAGTCGCTTTGATAATTGCTCTGGGTTGATAGCCAGCAACAGGAACTGTGCCACCTTCTATGTTGAAATATTCTTGATCTATGATGATGTTGATGTTCGTTGAGTTCCCTGAATCAATATCAAACCAAGTGTCAATGAGACCAACCCTTTGATCCCATAATGATTGTTGCACCTCGAAGAATGTAGCAGTAACTCCATGACCTGTGTTGATGTCTACATAGGAGTTAAAATCTGCTGCACTCTCGATGGGCATGATTTATTTTTTAGCTCTTTTCTTTGGAGCTTTAACCTCTGATGTTTCTAAACCAACGCTTCTATTAGCTTGTTTAGCTTTTGGTTTTTCAACATGAATTTCTGCCTTGCCATAGCCACATAATGAATGACCTGTTTGTTGATCTAGTTCTACTATATCTCCAGCATGAACCTTTGATCCATTGGCAATTGTGTCTTGTAAAATTTTATATTTTTTCATAATTAAGGTGGTGGGGTTGCCCCCACCATTCCATTTAAGCATCAGCTAATTAGTCAGATGACTTACAGAAACTAACAGCATGACGAACTGCTACGTCTACAGTTTGTAGAGCAATAATTCTCACGCCACCTGCTTTTGAAAGTGCATAAGGATCAACAGTAATGTCTAATCCACCATACATTCCAATTAACAAGTCAGCAAAGTTTCCAAAGTAGAAATCACCTGAAGTTACTTGATTACTTCTAACAACATTGTAGCCATTCATTCTTCCATCAGGCTCAACAACGAACTGACCAGAACCTGTGTCCTTGCTAGTTGTTTTCAATGTTCCATAGTCTGCTGGCTTACAAATGTAAGACAATGAACCAGACAAT